GCCTTCCACTACACCATATCATATCCTATACTATACGAACTCAAAGTATCTGTCCGGACTCTTTTCTATAAAAGTTTTCCGAAGTATTGATTAAGACATTGGATGGTATCATTCAGGTGTACTATACGGATTGCCCGTCCTTTTCTGTGGAAGTCTGGCTGGAGAACCGGATAGGGGCAAGATTCACTATTTCTGTTGTTGCTCCCGTAGTGAGTTGGATAGATGCCGGCGGTGATGTTCGTTACCGTGTGCTGAAGGATCCGGATTTGGGGTTATTGGCAGACGAGCAAGGTAGAATAATAGTTTTCAATTGATATGGCAGAAGAATTTGAAATAATCAGGGCTAATTTGCTTCCGGCAGCCGGAACAATAACCGATAATGATATGATCCTGATCATTCAGGGTGGGAGACCTAAGCGTGCTTTGCCCTCTGCAATGAAAGGTAAACAGGGCGATCCCGGCCTTAGTGCGTTTTTAGGGATAAACGATAAATACATCCTTTGGAAACAGGGAGCTAATGGTGCTTGGCAGAATCTGTTGGAAATTGAGAAAATTCGTGGGCCGAAAGGAGAGAAGCCGGTTTTTCGAAAGTTGAACGGTACGCTTCAAATGAAATACGAAGGTGAGCCGGATAGTGCATACGTGGATATTTTCGACCGTGAAGAATTGAAAATGAAGTTTTCCGATCTGACACCAGCAGAAGTGGATCAATTGAAACTGCATTTTTCTGATCTGACAGAGACTGATAAGGCCGAACTTATGAAGCCGGCAACGGATGCGGCAAAAGAGGTTCGTGAACAGATGTCCCAAATTAAGGAGGAAGCTAATACTGCTATATCGAATGTAAACACCGCAAAAGTGAGCGCAGAGGCGGCAACCAAGGCTGCAAATGATGCCGCAGCTTTAGCAAATGCCGCAGCTGGTCAAGCAACTCAATCTGCCGGAGATGCTGATGCAGCGACCAAATTGGCTGTTGCTGCCGCTGCATTGGCGGAGGAAAAAGCCGGTATAGCCAATACCGCAGCCGAGAATGCCGATACCGCAGCAGCTTCAGCCAATATGGCAAAGGAAGAAGCAGATAAAGCAATTGTTGAAGCCAATATAGCCGCAGGAAAGGCCAATGATGCCGCAGGAAAGGCTGACACGGCAACATTAAATGCCAATACCGCAACGGATAAAGCGAATGAAGCAGCATCCTCGGCTACAACTGCCGCCGAAAATGCTAATGCGGCTGTAGAGCGTGCGGATGATACCATAGCTTCTGCCGAGACTGCTACAAAATCGGCGACGGATGCAGCTTTAGCCGCAAACACGGCAAAAGAAAATGCAGACAAGGCGGCAAATACAGCCAAAGCTGCCGCTACTCTGGCCAATGAAAAGGCAGGACTGGCGGATACGGCAGCTTTGGCTGCTAATACGGCAAAGGAAGATGCCATAGCTGCAACTGATAATGCCAACACTGCCGCCGACCGTGCCAATCGTGCAGCCGAAGCCGCCGAAGGAGCCATCAGTGGACTACAACCCGACTGGAACGTTACCGATCCTGTCAATAAGAACTACATCAAGAACAAACCGGAGATCCCGACGTTGGAGGCTATCCCGGACGAAAATGCATTGAGCTATGTCAATACCGACGGTACAACCATCAACTTTCGTATCGGCGATGAAGTGCGTGTAGCGGAAGATGGCGAATATGTATTCTACCGGCTTTATGATCTTGCCGGGGGAAAAGCCTCGTGGCAGGAATCCGGCAGTGGTATAGCCTTGCCCGGTAATGTTTATCTGACAGGAGCCAATTATTACAATGAATCAGTACGAACGATAAAACAAGGATATTTAAGCAATGAGTAAGAAAGGTGCATTTATTTATCAACAGATCGAACTGACGACGGCTGAATGGGCCGATAACGCAACCGTCTACCCTGCATCAGTCTGGTTATTTGAACGTTTGGAAAACGGTAAATTCAACATGAAGCTGGCTGATGGCGTTCATACGTTTGCCCAGTTGCCGGCCGTCATGCAGGAGGTGAAGGTCACAGTTAAAACGAATGATGCCACAACCTATATTTTGACGATCACGACGGCCGGAGGTAAGTTTGATACCCCGAACCTTCGGGGAAACGATGCTCCGGTTCCTTCGATCGATCCGGAAACCAAGCATTGGAAAATAGGCGAAGAGGATACGGGTGTGGTGGCCGAAGGACAGGACGGGGAAAGCTACGACGACACGGAAATCAGGAACGCGCTGACAGCCTTGCAACAGCAGGTCAACACGCTCGTTTCGGGCGACGCATCGAGTGCCATCGAGTCATTTAACGAGATCATCGCTTTCCTTGCCAACGTAGAAGACACCGATACATTACAGGGGCTCATCGCCGGATTGAACCAAAGCATAGCGAACGTTCAGACTTCGATCCCGACAAAGCTATCCCAGCTACAGAACGACGACCATACGGTCAAAGACGCTGATTATGTCCATACCGACAATAATTACAGCGATGAAGAGAAAACGAAGGTATCGGACTCTTTGCGGTTGAAGGAGTATGTCGATGTCGAGTCTTTGGAGGCTCTTCCGTCATCACCGTATAATTTGCGTTTTGTCTATACATCGTCCACCCCCCAGGCGATTAATTTTTCCGACATGGAAAGCGTACCGGAAATGCAGGAGTTCTATCTGTCGATCTTGAACAGTTCCGGATCGGATTTCGACCAACCGATCCCTAATGGCTCCGGTTGGCAGTCGGAAGAGTCAAGTGTTACGTTACCGAACGGGAAACCGACGGGTGTGTCTTTGAAGAAAGAACACGGGATAATAGTAGTTAGGGTATAATTCAAAACGGGATTAATTATGAAACGAAGGTTGATGTTGGGTAAAAGCTCTTTATTGAATGGTTTAATGTATCATTTCCAGTTTGACGGGGATATATCTGATAAATGTGGCAATACTACTGCACAAGGATATGGTAGTTATTCTTTCGAAGTGGGCAAAATAGGTCAAGCGTTATCAGTGAATAATGGAGCTTATATTTTATTCAAAAATACAAAAAATATATCTAACACATATACAATATCAGCATGGTATTATGAACGTAATGTAAGATGTGAGTATGCGGGAATTATATATATCAGAGCCAGTGGCACATTGGGTATAGGTCTGCAAACATATAATGGAAAGAGAACGCAAGCCTTGTATTATGAAAATTTAAGGACATTGTATTATCCATCTACCGTCGGTGCTTGGCATCTTGCAACTATAACAGTAGAAAACAGGGTTGCTAAAGTTTATAGAGATGGAGCGTATATGGGACAGTTGGGTAGCTATAATTATGCATTGACTAACGGTTGCAATATCTACATTGGGGTAGATTCGTATAGCACAAGTGGACGGTATTTTGATGGTTTGATAGACCAAGCGGCTTTATGGAATAGAGTATTAACCGCAGAGGAGATAACAACATTGTATAATGGAGGAAATGGTTTAAGATTATGATATACATACACAAACAAAATGGCTTTTGGAGCCGTGAAACGGTTCTCCAGCCTTCTTTCAAAGTTGGCACTACCCTCAAAGATTACGAAAACGGTGCTTACTTATTACTCAACGAAGAACAGGAACAGTACCACAACGAACATCCGGATGCAACCCCGTTGGAGTGTTGGCACATGCAGCCCACTCCTGAACCGCAGCCGACTCCGGAAGAACTGCTCTGGCGTGCCCGTGATGCCAAACGGCAGGAAATTTACGACAAAGACATCCATCATTATTATATTGATGAACAGGACGCATACATCTCAAACACCCTGCAAATGAAGGATAAGTGTGGGCGGCAGGAAAAAGTCGAAGTAGGCGGTCATCTTTACGCCTCGAATATCTTAATGGTTGCTCTTGATGAAATAGCGGACTATTCGGAGCAGTGCGCCAAGGTGACAGACGGCTTGCTATCCCGTATCGATGCCGCCCAAACAGCCGAGGAGGTCGAAGCTATCGTAGTAGAAGGCTATCCCGAAGCGATCCATACAACAACGGCAGCCTTGCAAACTAAGGCAGATAAGGCAATAGCTAAATCCCCGGAAGCGCAGGCAGTGACCTTTGCCCGCTTGATGGTGAACAGCGTTTCCCTTACCGCCAATCAAGCGTTGGAAATGCAGGTCTTATTTCCCATTTGGGGTGAGAAAGATGCGGAATTCGGCAAGGAAGTTGAAATAGGTTTCCGGCTTCGAGTAGTGGAAGGAGAAAGCGACACTTTATTCGAGGTGATACAAAAGCACAAGCTGCAAGCCGACTGGAAACCTGGCATAGAAACTGCTTCACTGTATAAGATCGTTGAAGCTGAGCACGCAGGCACGCTTGATGATCCTATTCCATATGTGCAGGGTATGGCATTCGAGAAAGACAAATATTATGAACAATACGGTGTGATCTATCTCTGCATTTTGACGACCGTTACAGGTTATCCGAACGACTTGAAAGACTTGCCCACAATTGTACAGGAGGTAAAGCAATGAAACAGGTTATGTTATTAAAAGTTAAACGGGGGGGGGGGTAAAACACTCTCTAAATAAAGAAGTTACGACCTCTTATCGTAAGAAAGGAGGGCGTAGATGAGACGGTCGATGATGGGACGGAAGAAGTTGCAGTTGTTCACCAAGAGGTTCTATCCTGCCGGGAATTATACCTGGATCGTACCTAAAGGATGTAGGGAGGTGGATGTGTTTCTTGTCGGCGCGGGTGGGGGGTCCTACCATGTCACCAGTATGGGGTGGTCCGGTGGCGGAGGAGGTGGATATACCAAAGCCTACCGTGGAAAAGGCTATGTTAAACCCTCTTCCGGTACATGGATAACAGATGAAAAAGGAGGTAAAGATGGGGACGCAATATCTGTAACACCGGGGCAAGTGATTCAAATTATTGTCGGCGCAGGAGTATATGGAGCCGATGGAGGCTATTCTCAATTTATTGATTCTAATTATAGGGCGAACGGTGGAAATAAAGCGTATGGTTGGACAAAAGGCGGAAATGGAGGAAGTGGAGGAGGAACGTCATTATATAATGGTAAAGAAGTAAATGGGATTGGAGGAAGCGACGGAGAAAATGGTAATATTTCCGATTCTAATTATGGTAAAGGGCAAGGCCATACCACCAGAGATTTTGGCGAATCATCCGGAAAAAGGAATGCGGGTGGTGGCGCTCCCATTTCCAAAGTTGGTGAATCGACTTCTTATCCAGGTTCGTCAGATTACACGGAAGGAACAGGCTTATACAGTTATGATAATACATCAGAATGGAGATCTGGAGCCGGCGGAGGCGGATATGGGGGCGGAGCCGGTTCCAATATCTATATTAACGATAAAACACAAAGCCTTAAAGGTGGCGACGGTACTGTCCTGATCCGCTATTGGGCTTACGAAGAATGATCTGCCGTTGAAAAAGATGGAACAAGATATTAACGACTAAAAAATAGGAGATAAAGTCATGAGAAATAATTGTTTACAAATGTTAATAAGGGGGGGGGTAAACACCTCTTAACTCAAGTATCTGACCGACTTTCGGCGGAAAGGAGGTTGGTATGATAAGATCGATGATGGGACGGAAGAAAGTAGACAAGAATACTTTGCTGTTGCTACATTTTGATGGATCATTGAAAGATGAAGTCTCAGGCAAGCCTTATGTTGGTAGTAATATGTCCTATGTAGTAGGAAAATTCAAGAATTGCATTTCGTTTTCAGGAAACGGGTATGTAAAGGTGAGTGGAACGAATGCTATAAACGAATCCCTATATCCAGACTATACCGTCGACTTTTGGATTAAATTGAAAAGTGGTGTGAGAAACGGTATAATGTCAAAAGGCGATGGTGGCGGAAGTTACAGCTTTGATATAATGGAGGAACCTGACGGACGCATTTTCTTTGGATTGCAGTATGGTGGAACCCGAGGGGATGCAATATGCTATTTTACGATGCCACGGGATCAGTGGGTTCATCTTGCAATCGTCAGGTCACAATCTCGATATTGGAAAGTGTATGTAAATGGAGTGTATGCGTCTGGTTTCACATCGATGATGGTTTCAGGGTATTATAGTTCTTTAATGATCGGAAAATATCGGGATTATGGATTGTCTCTGAACGGTATGATTGACGAGTTTCGCATCAGTAATATTGCCCGTTGGACATCAAACTTCACTCCGCCTGCAAGGCCGTATTAATAAATTAGTGACACTGTCTTTGGGCTGTCACAGCAGAAAGACAGCAAATGTATATTCAGAAAAAATTATTGATAATTGCCATCCCCAGGTTGGGTATTTTCTTTAAAAACAAATGAAGATATGGAATGTTCGGTGGCGAAAGAATAATAAAAACAGCCTCCAGGCTATCACAGATTGGAGGC